AGCAACTCCAAGCTAAATTCCTGAAAGGAGAGTTTATGGCTGACGAGGAATTCGCCACAGATGTGAACCCTGCAGTACGGGATGCGGCTTTGGCGAGCGTGGGCGAGATGCTCTACCAAGCAGCTTCACCTGATGTGCTTGATGGATTGTCAAATGCTGAATTCGCTATCTTGAACCGTGCTGGACCTGACTTCTTCCGGTTATGGGAGTACGGTGAGAGAGCTGGGGTACCTGGGCTCCCCGCGGGTTTCGCAGAGCATTACAAAAGGGATGTACTTCCGGATTTGAGGATCATCCGTAACGATCCAGAGTTAAGGCAAGAATACCGGAGGGAATTGCGACAACTACTTGAGGATCCGAATCGCGTTGCCAATTTGTATCGGAAGGGTGGTGACACCTATTCGGACATGTTGGCTCAGGTAGCTCATGGACCTAGAACAAACATGCCACATCTGGAAAGCGGCATGTTTAGGAAACAAAGGTAGTTGCCGCCAAAACTAGCCACTCGAGGAGGGGATCGACATGAATGTGGTGAATCTTGACAAATACCTTGACACTTTAGACGTAAGTGCCAGGGCACGCGTGGAATCATCACTGCGCCGCACTGCTGAAGGCGCGATGGAGGATTTGGTGTCACCAATGGTTCCGGACGGGGACCCGGATTATTGGCGGGAGAAATTCAGAGACTTTCTTCTGGACCGCATGCGACTTAAATCTTATCCATGGTTGAGGAGAGCTGAAGAGGAGCAAGCTAAGAAGGTTGGAGCATATAGTTACATGTTACCCTACGAGGATCGAAAGGAAAGCGTGTACGCGTACTACAGCCTATTCCCGGGTAGTCCAGATCTGGATTTACTTGAGCAAGCAAAACTCGAAGTCCTCAAGTTCATGCCGGTTGACTTGAACCCAGCCACCTTAATTGATGCATTTAATCAGCTGCCAAGAGGAACTAACCTAGGTGCACCTTTCTTCACATCGGATGAAGAGTATCGAGGAGACGTTTTCAAATTGGCAGAGCAAGTGGAGGCTGAAGGCTTTGAGTTAGACGACCTGTTTCCGGCCATGCTATATTGGCGTGGTCAACCAAGAGGGATAGGTGAAATCTCTAAGAACAGGGTCGTTTGGGGCACGTCAAAAGTGGTTGTCTCCCATGGGTCTCGCTTGCAAATAGCGCTGCTGCATTATCTTCGCAGGACTGTGCAGTTTGCGGCCTGGAACGAGAGCCACATCGTCGACCGTGCCATGACTCTTGCCTTTGGCATAAGCAGAAAGCAGATAATATCGGCTGACTTTGGATCCTGGGATGCACGTATGCAGCAGGATTTAATTAAGTCGACTTGGGACGTGATTAGGCTTTGCTTTCGTTCACGCCATGAACGACTGATTGACTTTGAAGAACACCAATTTATGAATGTGCCACTACTCACACCAGAAGGTATGCTGACTGGACAGCATGCGGTGGCATCAGGTGAAGCCGAAACCAACTTAGTTGATGGAATTGGGCAGATGATCCTTTGGCACTATGTAGCCCTCAAGTTGGGAGCTGAGGTTAAATTTATATGTGTGCAAGGTGACGATGGTGTGATCATCATGGATCCACCAATTGACATCGATGAGGCTTCACAAATCATTCAGACTGATTTCGGCATGGCACTCAGTGCCGAGAAAGGTTTAATTGCAGCGGATGAAATCCGGTTTCTTCAGAACGTGCATTTCCGCTATTATGAGAGGGATGGTATCAACGTCCACGTACGTCCGATAGAACGCGTACTTAATGGTATGTTATCGTACGAAACCATGAGAAAGAAATCGATTGGTTGGAACGGGTTTATGGATAGCCTTCGTTGGTACCAGCAATGTGAGCAGGCCAAGTATCATCCTAACTTCGATGTACTCGTAGAGTTCCTTTATAGTCGTGATAAATACAGTCGCCAATTCACAATTGGTGAAATCATAGACCAAGCCGGTGGGATTGAAAAGACTGCTAAGGCCTTTAGGCAGAAGTCATTTCCATATGGTAAGGAGCCGTTGTCTAAATTATCACAATTTAGAATTGTTCAAGATCTCTCAGCAATGCGGAGAGGTTTACGAGAAGTGGGCGAGGCTCAGGAGTAATTTCCTGGAAGGGAG